TCCTGCCGGGCTTCCTGCGCTTCCGTCCGGGCCGTGTCGCGTTCCGTTCGTAAGGTGAGGACGTACACACCAAGCCCAATAGCGAAGAGGCACAACGCCCCGGCCAGCACCGCCCGCCGGTTCATTCCACAATCCCCCACCGCGCCGCCAGCCGTTCGACCAGCGCCCGGCAATCAGAGGTACGGTTGAGCCAGCCGCGCAGGAACGCCGCGGACTTCGGCTTCTTCGCCACGAGTCCGCGGTACCACCGCTCACGCTCCAAGAGCATGAAGGATGCCAGCTCGCGCTGATTGCAGGACTCCGCAGCCGTCAGCGTGTTCCGCCCGACGATGCCGTCCGCCTCAACGCGCAGGAGCCCTTGCAGCATCCTCGCCGCACGCGGAACACCCGCATTGACGGCGAAGTCATAGAAGCACACCGCGACCAGCGGGGGCATTTCCCCGGCACGCGGCCTGTCCCAGAAGTGACGCTTGAAGATGTCGCGGACCGTATCCTTGGTGACGGCCAGCACATCGTCCCGATCAATATCCCCGTCGCCGTCAATGTCCCCTTCCCAGAGATCAAGCCCCTTCAGGAACATGAGGCTGACGCCGTACATGGTGACGCCGCCCGGATCATCCGGATGGTCAAAGTATCCTCCCTCCCACTTGGCGACATGGGCATGGGCGGCTTCAAAGACTTCCTGTTGGTTCGGCATAAAAAAACGCTCCCGCATTGAAAGATGGCAGGAGCGTAGCACAGAGGGTTTTTCATATCCCGACAACAGGGGGAGGTATAAAGGGGGGTATACGGGGAGGTGCGAGGGGAGGTTGACGTTTTTTGTAAAAGCCGCCGAAAAGCGGCTCACTCCTCCTTGGCCGCACTCATCTGAACCCGCCAAGCCTGCAAGGCGGCAAGTTCAGCAGTGTAGCGCCGACTCCCGCCCTCACCGTCAACGACAACCGGCGCTCCCTGTTCTATCCATCGCTTCACACGTTCGGGGCTGACACGGAATGCATCGGCAATGGCACCCAAACCAAAGAGCAGTGTAGGGATGTATGATACGGCCACAGTCATACCAGCACCTCGCATCGTTCTTTGTTCATACCCTTCCCCAAAACCTTTATCTCGTCATACATGGCCCGCCAGCACTCCGTCACGTCTACGGTTGTTCCACGTAAAAAGACTACCCAGAAAAACATACTCTCGCCTCCTTTCCCGATGAGTGCCAATATTGGCGCATCCTGTTGTTCTTTATGATAAGTTCCCATGCCAAAAACTTCGCAGCAACGGAAGCATTAAACATGAATCAGCCTGAAAAATGACAGAAGCCGATGCGCCGTTCCCGGCCCAATCACCCCGTGGCATGCCGCAATAACGATACCGCCTTTGAGAAACCGACGAATTCCGAGCATAGGTTATTCCCCCAAAACTTCACTGCCCAATGGGACGCCGTTATTGCTCCGTCCCTACCGCGGGCATATCACAAGCCACGTCCCGCACGACTTCCAGCAGTTCAGAGAACTTCTTCAAGTGGAACAATGCTGAACCGAAAACCAGACTCCGTTGCGTGAACTCGTCCCGAAGTTCCGGGCGTTCGTCCCGCGTCTGCCATGCCGCCACCGTCAGCCTGTCCATTTCTTCAATCACATCCTCAAGCCTGAGGGGGTGCACCAGAATATCCTTGCCGTTGGCGTGGGTTTCAACCTTTCCCATGATGGTATCTCCGTATTCTTCTCAGTTTATTCTCGGTTCAATCCAAGCTACTGCTCTCCGCCCATCGGGGGCACCGTTCGCACCTCGAACCGATCCCGCCCAAAGCACTCAAAGGCTTTCGCCCTGCATTTGCCGAGAGCCACGATGATCTCAGAGGGGAGGCCTGCGCCGTCTCGCTCTTTCAGTCCGTCCGATATGGTCATGAGCGAGTACACCGCCGCCTCAAATCCGTCATCGAATCCGGTCTTGTAAGCGGCTTCGGCAAGCTCCCTGCCGCCCTGTACGAAACAAGCCTTGTCTTCCTGCTGCATATCCATTCTCCTTTTATCGCTTGGCATTTCACACTCGCCCCGTGTGGGGGTTATGCCGCATCGTCGCCCTGCGCCTTAGCTATGGCCCGCCACCGCTTCCGGGCGGATTCAAGGTACTGGCGCAGGAATCCCCACGTCATGTACTCCGCCGCCCCACGGGTTCCGGCAAACAGGAAGGGCACCCGATACCGCGCCGTAAACGCCAGCACGCTCTGACAGGCCGCGTGCGGCTTCAACTGGCTGCGGTACTCGCCACGGGCCAGCATCAGCCAGTCGGCTTCTACAACCACGGCGAAGGCATCCAGCGCCGCCCCGCGCATCAACTCACGCTCGAACCGTTCCCGCTCCCGGCCCAAACAGGCCACCAAGTCGGGAAGGCTCTTACGTTCAACCGCCACCTTGTCCTCAAGGCCGGCAAGGGAGTAGTCACCCACGGTCAGCGCGCCTTGCTTCGTCTTCGCTTCGTACCGC